ATAATGCGATTATGAATTGAATAATTAGAAAAAAATTCCGGAGGTAAAATGAACCCCACAAAGGTTTATCACATATACACAAAGAATGAGTGTATATACAACAATTTAAGTGAAGATGAGTTTACTGAGAAGTGGACAGAACTGAATGCAATGGTAGGATTATTGCATACTGATTTTTCGCCCACTGATCTTTCTTATGAGGAATGTACAAGGCATTGGGGAGGAGCTGGTGGTAATAGCACTACAGAACCTGCAGGTGATGATTCCTACTGAACGAAGTGAAGTGAGGATAACCCGACAGAGTTATCCGAGTTGACTTTATACATATCACAGACTATAATTGAACTGAAGTAATTTCAAAACTATGGCAAAAGGATTTACTGTAAAAGCAAACACACCTACTACAAAGAAAGAGGAGTGGGACATTGCTGCTATCAAAGAACGAATGAAAGGCAAGACGATTGTTTTTTGTTTACCTGGACGAGGAGTATCATATATCTTTCTGAAGAACTTTGTTCAACTTTGTTTTGACATGGTACAGAATGGTATGGCCATTCAGATCAGTCAAGACTATAGTTCAATGGTAAACTTTGCACGTTGTAAGGTACTTGGTGCGAATGTATTGCGTGGACCTGATCAAATTCCTTGGGATGGTAAGTTGCAGTATGATTATCAATTGTGGATTGATAGTGATATTGTATTTGACACTAACAAGTTTTGGCAGCTTTGTGATCTTGCTATCTCAGAAGATGGCACAGAGCGTGAAATCACTGCTGGGTGGTATGCCACTGAGGATGGACACACAACTTCTGTCGCACACTGGTTAGAAGAGGATGATTTCCGTAAGAATGGTGGAGTAATGAATCACGAAACTGTCGATTCCATCCAGAAGCGTAAGAAACCATTTACTGTTGACTACACTGGTTTTGGATGGGTTATGATTAAGAAGGGTGTCTTTGAGGATGAGAAGATGAAGTATCCATGGTTTGCACCTAAGATGCAAGTTTTTGAATCTGGAAGTGTTCAGGACATGTGTGGTGAGGATGTCTCATTCTGTCTTGATGCTATTGAAGCAGGTTATGATATTTGGTGTGATCCTCGGATTCGTGTTGGGCATGAAAAAACTCGTGTTATTTGAGCGTGACTCGTTTTAACTTATATTATGAGGATAAAATGATTTGTAGCAACCTCTCGTTTGAAGAAGCAGCAGAGGTTCTACAAGACTTCTCCGAAAAATTTTTCTCGGGTGAAGGTACTATTGAACCACAAAAAATTCAACTTAAGGAGATTTAATTATGGCACGATCAAAAGTTGGTCTTTCGGGTAATAAGATCATTGAATCAAAGCCCAAAAATACTCGTCAAGGACAAGGTAAACATACTAAGTATGCTGCCACTTCCCGTAATGGTAAAAAGAAGATGTATCGTGGACAAGGTAAATAGATGTAACAATCCTTTGTTACTTTATGTCAGCATTAATTTGTAACTTACCTTCTGTTGAAGTATGGGTAAGAAAAGAATATCTCACTGATCATCAAAGTGGTCATGGTGAATTTGTAAAGGGCGTTTGGGTATCGTGTAAATCGATACCTGGGCGTGCTTTTTATTTTGAGACTTACTTACCAGAATATGCTGCAATGTATGATAAATTACCTATTAGTGCTTTTGTAAGTGAACCAGTAACACCTACACCTGATATGAACCTACCAAATCTACAGTTTTGGAACTGTATGGATTATGGTGTGGTATCAATTCATAAACAGTTCATTGGTTCAATGGATTTTGAGTGTTATACTCGCGATCATGGTATAATGAAAGGTGAATATATTTGCACAATTGACAACTATCATCAAGATTGTGATATGATTGACTATGCAACAAGCGAAAATCCAGCTGAACATAAGTCTCATAACCTTATTGAACTTGATAATGGGCAATATGCACTCTATCCAAACAATAGAATGCGTATTTTTGACAATAGTTTGACACCTGTTGAACCCAAAATGCCTGATTTTAAGGTATCAACTCAATATTATAGTGTTGAAAATGGTTTTGATCGACTTGGAATGGGTCGTGAGGACGAATATTTTTGGAAAACTGCTAAAGAACGCGAAAATTTACCTAAGGAGAACGAAAATGAATGATTTTTTAGACAATTTAGCTAATCATAATCATCAAAAAATGCTTCGTGAAATCTCAAATGATGATTTGACACCTAAAAAGAAGAAATTGCAGCAAGAGGGTGAATTATTTGATCCTCAAAGTGATCCAAAACCACTTTACGAATGAGATTTGCCCCTATAAATAAGTCAGAACTTATAATATAATCGTAAATAATGCCTTTAGAAAGGGTAAGTCAAGGTTTCAAAGATATTAGTGCATCATTTAAGGCCAATCCCCTTACATATGATGTCATTGCTTTGAATAATGCTTCTGCAATCGCAAGATCTGTTAGAAACATTGTCTTTACTGCTCCTGGTGAAAAGTTTTTTGATCCAGATTTTGGATCAAACATTAGTCAATCACTGTTTGAAAACATTGATAACATTACTGCAGTGACGATTAGAGATGAAATAGAAAACTCCATCATTAACTATGAACCAAGAGTTTCATTATCTTCCGTTGTAGTCGATCCTGATTTCGATAACAACGGTTTTAATGTAACTATTATCTACAGAATTATTGGAGTTGATATACCACCTCAACAGTTAGAGTTTGTATTAGAATCAACTCGATAAATGGCACTAGTAAACTACGCAAATCTGGATTTCGCCCAGATTAAATCTACACTTAGAGAATATCTAAGAAACAATTCTAATTTTACGGACTATGACTTTGAAGGGTCTAACCTGTCCACAATTTTAGATGTTTTAGCATACAATACTTACTTGGCATCATACAATGCCAATATGGTATCAAATGAGTGTTTCATTGATAGCGCAACATTAAGAGAAAATGTTGTTTCGCTTGCAAGAAATATTGGATATACCCCAAGATCAAGAAAAGCTTCAAGAGCAACTATTAGTTTTTTCGTTGATACTACTGGAATTACCCCAGCACCAACATCAATTACCTTGAATAAGGGCCCAATCGCAACATCGGGCGGTACTTTTGCTGGAAATTCTTATATATTCTCCATTATGGATGATATAACAGTTCCTGTAGTGAATGGAGAAGCATCATTTGATACACTACCGATTTATGAAGGAACATATATTACCGAATCATATACTTATAGTTCAAGAAACCCAAATCAGAGATTTTTAATCAACAATCCTGGGGCAGATACTGATTTAATCCGTGTTAGAGTAGGAACAAATAGTTCTACTGCAAAAAGAACTTACACAAAACAAGATAGTTTATTTGATATTGATGGAGATTCAAGAGTTTTCTTCTTACAAGAGGTAGAAGACGAAAGATATGAAATACTTTTTGGTGATGGGATCTTTGGCAAGGCACTAAGTGAAGGAAATGTCGTTGAAATTACTTATTTGACCACTTCTGGCGGTGGTTCTAATGGATTAAGTAGTTTTGCCTTCAATGGTCGAATGTCTTATGTGAGAAATGGTGTTACATATACTATTTCCCAAGGAATTTCAATTCTCACAACTGATATTTCTGCTACTGGTGGAGATGTTATTGAAAAAGTAGATTCGATTAAAAAGTTTGCTCCTAGAATCTATGCTTCTCAGAACAGAGCTTTAACTGCAAATGATTATGAAACTCTAATTCCGGCAAAAATCTATCCAGAAACAGAATCTATTTCTGTATTTGGTGGTGAAGAGTTAGTTCCTCCTCAATATGGAAAAGTTTTTATTAGTATTAAACCAAGAACAGGTGAATTTCTTCCAAATCTCATCAAAGAGAATATTAAGAGAGATTTGAAAAAATATGCAGTTGCAGGAATCGTTCCAGAAATTTTAGACCTCAAGTATCTTTACCTTGAGGTATCTTCCAAGATTTATTACAACAGCAATCAAGCATCATCTGCCTCTGAAGTTTCTTCCATAATACAAAATAATATTGAGTCATATGCAGATTCAAGTGAACTCAATAAGTATGGTGCAAGATTTAAGTATAGTAAATTCTTAAAAATTATTGATGATAGTCATGAATCAATCACTTCAAATATCACCGCTGTATCGATGCGTAGAGATGTCAGGGCTGCCCTCAACACCCTTGCAGAGTACTCTATAGGGTTCGGCAATCAATTCCACATTTCAAGGATGAGTGGATATAATATTCGCTCTAGTGCATTCAAGGTTGCTGGTATTACACAAAATGTTTACCTTGGAGACATTCCAAATACTAACAGAACGAATGGTTCTTTGTTCTTGTTTACGCTCCAAAATCCAAATGCAACTGATCCAACGATTGTTAGGAGAAATGTTGGAAGAATTGATTATGTGAAAGGAGTTATTACCCTAAATCCAATCAACATTCAATCAACTCAGAAAGTTATTGATGGTCAATCAACAATTCAAATTGTAGTGACACCACAATCAAATGATGTGATTGGATTGCAAGATTTGTACTTGCAATTAGATGTTAATAATAGTGTTTTTGAGATGGTAAATGATTCTATTGCTTCTGGGCTAGACCCATCCGCATCATCATATGTCGTTTCTTCAAGTTACGACTATAACAGAGGTTTGTTGGTAAGGCCATAAAATGACACAGACTAGAGTTCCTTTCAAGACTATTGTAAAGAATCAACTTCCCGATTATGTTCGGGATGAGTTTCCTCTTTTGGGAGAATTTTTATCTCAATATTATCTTTCCCAAGAATTTCAAGGTGCTCCTCTTGATTTACTGCAAAATATTGATCGATATATCAAGTTAAACAATAATGCAAATGTTACTAAGTCAGTTTCTCTGAGAAGTGACATTACATACTATGATGATATCATATATGTGTCAAACACGAATGGTTTTCCTGATGAATATGGATTAATTAAAATTGATAATGAAATTATCACTTATACTGGAAAGAATAGTTTTAGTTTTACTGGATGTATTCGTGGTTTCCAAGGTTATTCTCAAAATGATGTAGATGAATCTTTTACTTTCTCAAATACTACTTCTAGTAGTCATGATGCAGAAGCAACTGTAGAAAATTTAAGTGTTGATTTCCTATCAAGATTTTTTAAGAAAGTAAAACATCAATTTTTGCCTGGACTTGAAGATACTACATTATCCGACAAAATTAATAAGAACCTCTTTGTAAAACAAGCAAAGGATTTTTATACATCAAAGGGAACTGATCAATCTTTTAAGATTCTATTCAAAGCACTTTATGGTGAAGAAGTCAATATCATAAAACCTGCGGAAAATCTACTTTCGCCATCACAATCATTATATAAAATTACAAAAGATATGATTGTTGAGCCAATTTCAGGTAATGTAATGGATACTAGAGGATATACTCTGTATCAATATGCATACAAAGATTTAATCAATAAGTCATATGCACCAATTACTGATGTAGAGCGTGTTCTTGTTGGTGGAGCAACTACAGATTATTATAGAATAAGTTTTGATGCAAATTACAATAGAGACCTTCAGTTTGATGGCGCAGAATATGGAGAATTTGTTGCATATCCAAAAACCAAACTGATTGGAAACTATACATCTTCCTCCACAACTTTTGATGTTGATTCAACAGTGGGTTTCCCAACTTCTGGAGAGTTAATTGTGACTTATGATGATAGAACTACTGGAATAGTTTCATATGCATCAAAATCAATAACTCAATTCTATGGTGTTAGTGGAGTTACAGATACAATTTCGGATAAAAGTGTGGTCGGTATTAATACTTTTGCTACGGTTGTTTTAGATGATGAAACTGTGGTGACTGTCAGAATTGTTAATGTTTTAAGTGGTTATCATGTAGGAGAGCAAGTTGGTTGGGTAAAAGGAAAACCATATTATGGACCATATCATATCCATAGAGGAAGAAAAATGGTTGGGGCAAAACATGTTTCGAGTCCACATGATTACATCTATGATACTAAAGAATCCAGTTTAAAGAATCTTGGAGAAGACAGTGCATCAACTTCTGGAACTGGTGGCAGTTCTTCTAGCATTTCTGCTTCTGCAAGCATAGTTTCCAGCACATCTTTTAGTAGTGGTGGAGGAGGAAGTTCTTCCTCTTCAGGTGGCGGAAGCGGTGGATATGGTTACTAAATAAGTAAAAAAGTCTCAAGGCAGATATGTCGCAGCAGTTGAATAACAGGTACTACGAGAAGGGCGATACCATCCGAGTAAAAACTCTTGGGTTGACAGCTAACGATGCTGCATCCAATACTTGGATTTTAAATGCTGCAACTACTTACGAAGTAGAAAAATTAGAGAAAATTAATTTAGTTAATTTTAGATATAAACTTACTCTCAATAATGAGCATATTTTCCGAATTGGTGATACTCTAAGAATCACTGGAAGTAATTACTCATCAACTTCAAGGGTTTATTCGGTAAACTCTGCAAATCAAATTACAATCGGAGATCAAGGAAACTTAGATAATGTTCCTTTAGATTCTCTTGTAATTAGAAGAAACATTTCCAAAGGAGATGCAAAGAATTATGATATCTCCAATATTGCATCAAATGTTCAAAATGTATACAAGAAAGGAACTTCTACATTAGTTGCGTCTTCTTCTATTCCAAGTTATTCTGGGGAAGAACTCGCAATTAGAAAAACTAAAGTTACATTTAGTGGAACATTTCCATCAACAGGAACTGCCACCACAGATACATTTAAAATTATATCATCTGGTGACCATGGGTTCTACACTGGAGACCTTGTTTATTATACTCCACAAACGATAACAACAACTAGTACCGATATTGACGGCAATACAGTTACTACTTCAACAGTTCAAACTGGCATTGCCAAAGAAGGAGTGTATTTTGTAAAGCGTCTTGCAGATTCTACAACTATTAAGTTAGCTAAGAGTAGATCTCAACTTTATACTGGAGAATATGTTTCCACAGAACCAATTTCGGTTACTGATAACACTATTGAACTTTATATCCATAAGAATAAAACTCTCAACAATCAAAAATTGTTTAGAGAGATTCCAGGACAAAATAATGATCTAAGTAAAACTACAACAGAACCTGGAACAAAAAATGGAATACTCCTCAATGGGGTAGAAATTCTAAACTATAAGTCTCTTGATGGAATTGATTATGGAAAAATTGAATCTATTACTGTAGATTCATCTGGTAGTGGTTACGATGTAGTTTCTCCGCCAAATGTTGTTATTTCAGATAATGCCGGAGTTGGCGCTACAGCGAATGCTGCTGTTAGTGGTTCTTTTGTTAGAATTGATCTATTAGATGGTGGTTTTGATTATATTGAAGATCCTATTGTTGAAATTAGTGGCGGAAATGGAAAAAATGCTTCCGCAAGTGCTAACACAACTTTAGTTGAACATAAGGCAGACTTTAACTCAGCAGAAGTCGATGGTCTTGTTACTATTGCTTCTACTTCTGCTATTGGATTTTCAACATATCATAAATTTAGAAATTATGAGAGGGTAATTTACCAATCAAATGGTCAGAATGGGATTTCTGGTCTTACCACAGGTGGATTTTATTATGTCAATATTCAAAGCAACACTAATGTAAAATTACACAAAACAAAAGATGATGCTATTTCTGGCATTAATACAGTAATTTTCACTGGTTATGGCTCTGGTAGACACACTCTTCTTGCAACCGACTTGAAGAAAGTTGTTGCTTCTGTTGATATAGAAAATCCAGGAACCGAATATCAAAATAGAAAAACAACCGCTGTAGGTCTATCAACTGCACTGAATGAGATTACTATTGAGTCTCATGGATATTCTTCCGGTGAAAAAATTAAATATTCTGCTGATTCTTATGCAATAGGTGGATTAGTTGATGGAACAGAATACTACACCACAGTAGTTGATAAAAATACTATTAAGTTATCTTCTGTTGGACCAAATTCGGATAAAGATTTATATTACAGAACTAAGCAGTATGTAAATATAACATCATTATTTGTTGATGCTGATACTGGAATTCACCATTTTAACTATCCAGAGATTTCAGTATCTGTTATAGGAAAAGTTGGCATTTCTTCTATTGGTTCAGAAACTTTCAAAGCAAGAGTTTCTCCAATCGTAAGGGGCGGTATCACTGCGATCAATCTTGCAAACAAAGGTGTTGGGTATGGTTCTTCAGAAGTTCTCAATCACTATAGAGAACCAGATGTTGTGCTTCAGGTTGGTTCTGATGTTCAATTAACACCTGTCATTGCTAATGGTAAGGTTATTCAAGTAATTGTGAATAATGGTGGAAAAAATGTTAATGCACTTCCAAAATTAACAGTAAACTCAGAAAGCGGTCAAGGATGCGTAATCACTCCCGTTATTTCTGGTGGCCAAATATCTTCAGTAACTGTTATTAGGGGTGGAACTGGATATTCACAATCTGATACTGTTATTGACATTGAATACCCAGGTTCTCAAGCAGTATTCAGAACAAAACTACAAAGGTGGGGTGTAAACCAGTTTGCAAAAGAACTTGTAAATATATCCTCGGATGATAGTTTTATAGTTCCTGGCCTCAATGAAAAAAATGGACTTCAGTGTGCAAATTTATATGCACCAAGGAATCTGAGAAAAATATTATATCAAAATAACCAAGATGGGACTATAATATACAACTCGCCAGATTTGGTGTTAGATAATGGTGCGGAAAAGATAACATCAAGAAATCACTCACCAATTATTGGATGGGCATATGATGGAAATCCAATTTATGGTCCATTTGGTTATTTGAAGAAAAATGGTGGAACCATTGTCCAGATGAAAACTGGATATAAACTAAAACTCCAACCAAATAGGCCTCCAGTTTCAGTATTTCCAGAAGGATTTTTTGTTGAAGATTATGAATATGTAAATTCTGCAAGTGATGCAGTTCTTGATGAAAACAATGGAAGATTTTGTATTACTCCAGAATTTCCAAATGGAACTTATGCGTATTTTGCAACGCTGTCAGAAAATCCAGAAAGTCAGGGAGTATTTACTAACTATAAAGTTCCAGAGTTTCCATATTTAATTGGTAATGCTTTACAATCAAAACCTTCAAATCTAAGTTATCTTAAATCGTCAAACCATGATGATTATGATGTTGAAGCAAATAACTGGTTAAGAAACACAAAATATTATAACCTGGAAGAAACGGAAATTTCTTATGATTATATTGAAAGCCCATTCAGATTAAACTCTAATCAATTATCGAAAGTTACTTTTGCAACTCCAGGCACTGTTGATAATGTAGGAATTATTACTGGAGGTACAAATTATAAGGTTGGCGATAGTCTAATTTTCAATAATACTGACACCAGCGGATATAATGCTGATGTTAGAGTATCAAAAGTTGGAGGCAAATCTGTATCATCTATCAGTTGTGCAACTACATCTATTAGTTCTGTAGAAGTCATTCCAACAGGAAAAACCGGAGAATATTCATTCAGTGCAAGTTCTCCACATGAACTTCTGAATAAAGAACTTGTTTCTATTGCCGGATTAAGCACAACAGCAGTTAAACTGACGGGTAAGTATAATATTGGAGTTACCACCTCTACTTTAGTTCTTAGAGAAGGTGTTGGTAATACTGCAGCCACTGGAATCGTAACCT